AAAGAACTACAGGATTTTATTAAATGCTGTGATCCAGATACAGGTTATCTATATTTTATGGATAACTTCTTTATGATACAACACCCTACTAAAGGCAGTATGGTGTATCACCCTTGGGCATATCAAAAACGATTAATTGAAACATATCACAACTATCGTTACTCTATTAGTTTAATGCCTCGACAATCAGGTAAATCAACATCAGCCGCAGGATATTTACTCTGGTATGCTATGTTTGTTCCGGACAGTACTATCTTAGTTGCCGCACACAAATATACAGGTGCACAGGAGATTATGCAACGTATACGTTATGCATATGAAAACTGCCCCGACTACATTAAAGCAGGTGTAACAACATACAACAAAGGCTCACTAGACTTTGAGAATGGATCTCGTATTGTATCAGCAACTACAACTGAAAATACAGGTCGTGGTATGTCTATCACATTACTATACTTAGATGAGTTTGCATTCGTTAGACCAAGCATTGCTAAAGAATTCTGGACAGCTATTACCCCAACACTATCAACTGGTGGTAAAGCTATTATAACAAGTACACCAAACAGTGACGAGGATCAGTTTGCTTTCATCTGGAAAGGTGCTAACAAAACTGAAGATGATTTTGGTAACACTACTGAAGTAGGAGTTAACGGATTCAGAGCGTATAGGGCACATTGGAGTGAGCAACCTGGCAGGGATGATAAGTGGGCTGATGAAATGAAAGCACAGCTTGGTGAGGATCGGTTTAACCGAGAGATTGGTTGTGAGTTTATTATTGCTGATGAAACATTGATTAATCCAAATACATTATTAATGATGGAAGGGATAGAACCTGTTAGTCGTATAGGACAAGTTCGTTGGTATGAGAAGCCAAAGAAGGGTAATATTTATTGTATAGGATTGGACCCGAGTCTCGGTACAGGTGGTGACCCGTCGGCTATTCAAATCTTTGAGGCAAATACTACTACTCAAGTTGGTGAATGGAAACACAATAAAACAGATATCCCTAGCCAAATCAAGCTACTGGCACAGATAAGCAAATATATAGCAGAATGTACTAATGAACCTAATAACATCTATTACAGTATTGAATGTAATGGAATTGGTGAAGCCGCTATTATATCATTAAATGAATACGGGGAAAGTAATATCCCGGGTATTTTTATTAGCGAAGCAGGTAAGGGTCGTAAAGGATTCAATACAACTAATAAGAGCAAACTAGCAAGTTGCGCCAAATTCAAAACGTTGGTTGAAAGTAAAAAAATGACTGTAAATAGTCGTAGTCTTATCAGTGAATTAAAAGCATTTGTAGCCCATGGTGGTAGTTATGCCGCTAAAATTGGGGATACAGATGATTTGATTATGGCTAGCTTATTAGTAACTAGAATGTTACAGCATTTAAGTGATTATCACGTTAATTTAGAGACTCAGATACGTGACCACGATGAATACATAGCTCCTTTGCCCTTCTTTGCGGTCATAAGCTAAGAGGCAAAAGATAAATACAATATGGCTAAAAATCAAGAATCAATTAACCGCTCATTATTTGAGCTATTACGTAGTAGAGGGTATGCCCCGACACTATTAGATACTTCTGGTAAGGAAATTCCAGTTCCGGAAGAAGCAGAAGTCTTTCAATTTAAGTTTACTAAAGACGGAGAAGAATACGGTACAGTAACAGCATCCATTGATGGATTACATAAATTAGTAATCTATTTTGGTGATGATGTTGCTAATAGTGAAAAAGAAGAAAATGGTGGAGATGATTCTTGGTATAAACTATTGAATCATTTAAAACGTTTTGCACAACAACACCAGTTAAGTTTTGAAGTTAAAAACACGGACCATTTAAAATATGATATGGCAAAAAGGGAACATATGAAAAAGCAAGAAAGAATATCAGAAGGTTATTACCCAATGGGTAAAAAAGGTAGCTACAGCGATGCTGTCCCTACAACTAAGATTATCATTCAACACAATAAGAATATCGAAGAAGGTGAGCAACGCTATCGTAATGTAGCTAAGATATTTGTAGAGAATAGTGAAGGTGAGCGTTTTGCTGTTCCTACAACTAAGCCGGGTATTGCACGTGTGTATGCTCGTCATATCGCAGAAGGTGGCACACCGTATGATGAAAAAGGTAAACATATTACCAACATATGTGAAGAATATCAAAAGATGGGTGCATTTGTTCGTGCCACACGCACTGGTCAATTCACTGAATCAGCACAACAATTAGTCAATGAAGGTATCAATCACTATCAATCACTACGTGAAACGTTAAGTAGAATGACTGGTCATCGCGGTTACAATGCTTACTTTGAAAGTTGGACACCACCATTAATGGAAGATGAAACAGATATAAGTAACTTAAATGAGTTGTTTGTACAAGAGACATTAGACCCACGTATTGAAAGTGTAATGCCAATCTTATCTAAGTTACATAAGAAGGTAGCAGAGATGAAAGAAGTTGGTGCTTTAGCTGAGTGGGCTGATAGTTTAACAGAAACACCCGGCGCCGAGACATTAGCGCACGATGATAGTAATGAAGAAAGTAATTTAAAAGATTTGGATTTGGATGAATCTGATACACAATCTTCTAATTCGGGTGCTATCCCCGAGAGTGCTGAAGATAATCCAGTAGCCAGTGCTATTACTCGTAGAATCTTAATGCAACGCTCGGACTTGTTAAAGAAGTATGGCCCTGTAGCAATTACTCAAGCAATTGATGACGTTGCAGACTTTATCGGTGATGTTGACGAAATTGGTTCAAGTGATGTAAGCGGTTGGATCAAGCAAATAGAACAATCATTAGGTGGTAGTAACTTAGAAGAAGCATTAGATCCAGAAAAGAAACAAAGACTTAACGATTTGATTGATCGTTACACAGACGCAACTGATCCTGAATATATGGGTGATGATGACTATGAAGATATTATTGCTCAGATTCGTGTCGAGTTTGGCGACAAAACTGCTGATAGTATTGAAAGCGGCCCCAGTATGCATTTCCCGCGTCCCGGCCATTCAATGGGTCACGATGATTTAGAGTTTAGGCAAATGCGTAAAAACATGTCACCTAATAGAATAACTAAATTAGGTAAACTGCACAAACAAGATAATGACGCAATGAAGCGTGACCTTAAGGACAAACTAGGTGTAGAAGAAGGTATATTAGACACAGTTAAGAAAGTTGGAAGTAAAGTATTTGATAAATTAGGCGGCGGAAGCGAAGAAGATTTATTAAAAGACTTACAAAAGAAAGCTGGTATTCCATCACACGCACAACACGGTAAGCCTGCAATGGCTCAACCTAAAGATAAAGAAGAAATGGCAGAAGGTGAATTCGCAGGTGACTATGCTACAGGTGAAGCAGGTCAATGGCGTAACAAAGGTCCTAAAGCCAACAAGCCAGCAACTATTGGTGATTTAGTCGGTGAGGGTCAAGAAGACCTAGACGTTATCAAACGATTATTGGGTAAATAAGTTCTCAAAAACCTCACTTAAAAGGTGAGGTTTACCATATCCGGCATAAATACTATTGACATAAGCAGAAGGTGTGCTATACTTACTCTTATGTTAGTCACTAATAGGTAGTGACGAATATTAAAAAAGAGACCATCTCAATTTATAAGGAAATTAAATCATGGCATCATTAGCAGAAATTCGTGCTCGTATTGCGGCACAAGAAAACAAATCAACATCTGGTTCAACACAGAAACAAGCAGACAATTCAATCTATCCACATTGGAATATGGACGAAGGCACAACAGCCACATTGCGTCTATTGCCCGACGCAGATAGTAACAACCCATACTTCTGGGTAGAGCGACAAATTATTAAACTCCCATTCAATGGAGTTAAGGGTGATCCTAACGTTAAGCGTATTGAAGTTCAAGTACCTTGCGTTGAGATGTATGATTCAAAAGCACAATGCCCAATCTTAACTGAGGTTCGTCCTTGGTACAAAGATGAAACATTGAAAGAGTTAGCAAACAAATACTGGAAGAAACGCAGTTACTTGTTTCAAGGTTTTGTTCGTCAAAACCCAATTGGTGATGATAAGACACCGGCTAACCCAATTCGTAGATTCATTATTAGTCCACAAATCTTTACAATCATTAAAGCAAGTTTGATGGATCCTGAGATGGAAGAATTGCCGACAGACTTTATGCGTGGTCTTGATTTGAATATTAAGAAAACAAGTAAAGGTGGATATGCAGACTATTCAACAAGTAATTGGGCACGTAAAGAAAGCCCATTAACAGAAGCGGAGCAAGCTTCTATTGAAGCACATGGTTTGTATAATTTGGCAGAGTTCTTACCAAAGCGTCCCGGAGAAGCAGAGTTGCGCATCATTAAAGAAATGTTTGACGCAAGTGTCGATGGTCAACCATATGACTTAGAGCGTTGGGGAGCATACTATCGCCCATGGGGATTAGAAGCACCTGCAGGAGCAACAGCGGAAAAACAAACAGCTACTACTGAAACTAGAGCACCCGTAACAGCACCCGTAGCAGAAACTTCAGCACCATGGGATGAACCAGCATCAGCTCCGATTCAAGTCCCGACATCACAGCCTTCAAGCGACAAAGCACAAGACATTCTAGCAATGATTCGTGCTAGGCAGACCAAGCCAGCTTAAAGGAAATAAGGGAGAGTAATCTCCCTTATCTTCAGGAGAAATAATATGACACTACCAGACGAAAGATACCGCGCCCTAAAGCAAGGTAAAAAGTTGTTGGAAGAATTATGCGACCCCGGTCGTACACCGCGTGTTCCTAGTCTTATCCGTGATAGGGCCAGAGCCGCATTAAGACATTACCCAAATGATTATGAATTAGATACGATTGCAGATAAATGCCCTGATTATCTAGACAAACAATCATTCAGCGTGTATAATACTATAAACAAATAAGGAATACAATGGCAAAACCATTCGACATTAGTAAGTTCCGCAAGGACATTACAAAAAGTATTGAAGGTCTATCAATAGGATTTAACGATCCTACTGATTGGATCTCGACAGGAAATTATGCTCTCAATTATCTCATTAGCGGCGACTTTAATAAAGGCGTACCTCTTGGTAAAGTTACTGTCTTTGCCGGAGAGTCAGGTGCCGGGAAGTCGTTCATCTGCTCAGGAAATCTCGTTAGACACGCACAAGAACAAGGAATCTTTGTAGTCTTAGTTGACTCGGAGAATGCCCTTGACGAAGCTTGGTTACACGCACTCGGTGTATCTACAGCAGAAAATAAACTATTAAAACTAAACATGGCAATGATTGACGAAGTAGGAAAAACTATTTCTATGTTCGTTAAAGATTACAAAGCATTACCAGAAACAGATCGTCCTAAGGTATTGTTTGTGATTGACAGCCTTGGTATGTTATTAACACCCACAGACGTTAATCAGTTTGAAGCAGGTGATATGAAAGGTGATATGGGTCGTAAGCCTAAAGCACTAACAGCACTTGTTCGTAACTGTGTTAATATGTTTGGTTCTCTTGGCATTGGCCTAGTCGCTACTAATCACACATATGCTTCACAAGATATGTTTGATCCAGATGATAAAATCAGTGGTGGTCAAGGTTTCGTTTATGCATCAAGTATTGTGGTTGCTATGAAGAAACTGAAACTTAAAGAAGATGAAGATGGTAATAAGATTAGTGATGTAAGAGGTATTCGTGCCGCTTGTAAAATTATGAAAACTCGTTATGCAAAACCGTTTGAATCTGTTCAAGTTAAAATTCCTTATGAAACAGGTATGAGCCCTTATTCAGGTCTATTAGATATGATTGAGAAGGCTGAACTTGTTAAGAAAGAAGGTAACAGTCTTGTGTATACAACACTTGATGGAGAAATCATTAAGAAGTTTCGTAAAGGCTGGGAAGCAAATACTGACGGATGTTTAGATATAGTAATGAGTGAGTATTCACAAAAAGCAACAACAAAGATAAGTACTGTAACACCTGAGGAGGAGGGTACAGAATGAGTTTAGATTTTGTTGCTGAAGTTTGGGACGCCTTGCGTACACACATTGATTTAAATGAGCGTAATGATGCCGCAGACACATTGATTAATTTATTAATCGACAACAACTACGAAGCTGACGACATTAAAAATGCATTCAGAAGTGATAAAGAAATGCTTAAGGCATTGAAAGGTTACGCTGAACAGCACGATGTTGAAGATGATTACGAAGAATACGAAGAAGACGAAGACCAAGAAGATTGGAACTAAATGTCAAATTGGTATACTAGGATTACTACTAATCTAGCAGTAATACCCGATTTCATTTCTCATTATGAGAATGAAATCATCTCAGCTAAGAGTGATGTAAAGGTATACGGTAATGTTGAAAAGAACATTGCCGCATTACCCGGAACTACAGAACATCGATTTAATCAATTACAAGAAATAGAAGCAGTATTGAACTATCTCAATATTCAATTACGGAAAATTCGCCGAAAACATTTTCAAAAATATCTAGAGGCGTATAATAGAGTATTGACTAGTCGTGATGCGGAAAAATATGTTGATGGTGAAGATGAGGTAGTAGACTTTGAAACACTTATCAATGAAGTTGCACTATTACGTAACAAATGGTTAGGTATAATGAAGGGTCTCGAAGCCAAACAATGGCAGATGGGACATATCGTGCGGTTACGCACAGCTGGAATGGAAGATATTACAATTGGCTAATAATCAATACAACATAAGTGCCTCAACAAATTCTGGAATTATGTCACAGATGGCACAATCTCAGGGACTTACATATGCATTAGGTTCACACGGTGTAGGTAATATTACCTTATCAGATGACTATCTTTTTAATTCATTGCGAGGTCTTAATAATCCAAACGTTAAACGATATCAAGTAGCAGAAATTTCTGAAGATATTTTAGCACTAAGTGTTGCGTGGAAACGTATGCGTACTAACTCACCTTTAACAGGTGTAGGTTCTTTATTGGATGAATCATTGTTTGGGTACGTGAGAGAAGAGGATAGAGCTACTGCAAATGATATCAGAGATTATTTTAGTAAAAAAATTATGCTGTGGTCATTGAAAGAAATTAAACTTACTAACTTCCGTCAAGATATGAGTGACCTCATTCATGGTGATGGGAAAAAAATTAACGAAGCATATCTTCCCATAGCATTTAAACTCCCTGAGTTTTATGAATATGATATTGAATTTGATAAATTCAAACAAGAGATTAATCCAGAAATTAATAATTTTGATGAGTTATGCCGTCGGCCAAATGCACTTACTACTAAAACTTTAACTCCTGTTAAACGGTTGTATAGAAGTAACAAACGTAATAAACAACATGAATATTGGTTTAAGGATGTTTATAACATTGCACATTTAATTACTATTGAACCAAAAAATCCATTAATGCATATTTGGGATAAGCTATTTGCTAAAAGTGAAATGCATATTGAAGCTATGTTTAGTGTAAAACAAGCGGATGATCTACAATATTACAAAGTATTTAAATGGACCTTAATTTGACAATAAATGGATACCGTGCTATAATAGAGTCTTAGTTAAATTAAAGGTATCTTTATGGACGAACCAGTAGAATTATATTGCACATACGATGAAGATAGTAAGCAATGGTTAGTATGGTTTCCTCACCCTTTGGGTGGAATGGACGTACTAGAATCCTTTGAGAATCAAGCTGATGCATTAGCATTTTGGCAAGATCAAATGGATAATGCAGACTATTCTGCCTAAATTTGACAATAAATGGGCCCTGTGATACAATACTTGTATTGAAACTGATAAAGAGGACTTGAAAATGACTACAGAATTCAAATCTTGGGAAGAGTTGACACAGTTGGAACAAGCCCAATCTATATATTGGGATATGTACAAGGACGCTTATGGTGTTCGCCCTCGCGGCATCGACACTTCTAGCTGGACTTTGGAACAGTTTGAAGCTGAGTTTGAAGGACTCGGTGTAGCTATTGAAGCCGAAGATATCGTCCGCAAAGAGGCCGAAGCACAGGCAATTGTTGTTTTTGAGCAACGGATTTACACCCTGATCCATGCAGGTGCTACAGACCGTGCTACTGCTATGCGCTGGATCCACGAAGCTGAGGACACTAACGGCGATGATGAATATTTGTGCTATACTTTGGGATTACCCTATCAGTACTTTCGTAAGGTAGCGTAATTTGACAATAA